GGTACCAAACAAAATCCTCGAGACTCAAAATAAAAAAAATATCACCAAGACGAATCGATGAATTAAAAAAACTAAAAATATCGAAAGTCACTAATAATACTGAAATTAAAAAACCAATAGGAATTGAATGGTATAAATCAGGACACTATGAAGATTTTTATTTTGATGACATTTTTTGGGGTAGAATTTTGTATATTGAAGACCAGTTGTTATTTTCAGTCATGAATCATACAAAATCAAAAAAATCTTACGGCACATTATCTTATCACTATCTTTTGCAGAGATTTTTAGGTAAATTTGATTATCTATACATAACAGATTTTTATGACGTTTTCAATTATAAGTCATTATTACCTGGTTTTGAATATTGGAATGGAAAAAATTGGGTATAGAAATATTTTGTAAGTGGTGATAAAATCAATACTTTCTTGTGGTAATAAAATGGTTATTAAAACTGAAAATGAAATAAGAATTATTAGTTAATATTTATAAAAATAAACAAAAAAAATAATAAAAATAGAAGTATTAAAAAAAGTAGTAAAAGATAATAAAGGATTTAAAAGCCGAGCCACGCTCGGCTTTTTTATTTTATGCTAAATCAAACTTGTTTCCCAACCTCTGTTCAAGCTCTTCAAGAGTGTACTTATTTGCGGCTCTAATCAGTAAGATCTTCTTCTCTTCTATGATATACGATCCATCAACACTGTTATTGAACTCAGCAGTGCTTATCGGTTTGACTTCGTTTCGAATGTCTTGCAATTCAGAATCTGACGCATACTCTGTGATGTATTCCATCACGTCATCAAACGTTATTTCTACACCTACTTCCTTATAGACGGTAATGTATCTTCCCATAATCTAGTTTTTAAAGATTTGGGTTAAACGATCGATGCTAGATGAAGCGTATTCAGATATCTGCTTAGCTCTCATTCGATACGCATGAAATTCTCTTCCAGGAATCCTCATTCGCATGCGGTCAAAGATCTCCATAAACTGTGGCTGACTTGACTTTGCAAGTAGCCAGAAAGTTCTTTCATTCATTGGTGAAGTAAACTCCCAACGCGCATCAAAATAGATTCCTAAATCCGTTATCGTGCCGGTCTCAAGATCGTCTAGTGAAACCCTTACTGCTCTACGGTAAGTGCAGTTATGGTTTGGAATACGCTTAAACGTAAGCAGTCTTCCGTCCATTAACTCAATTGAATCTTCATAATAGAGATCAATTAGCTTTTCCATTTCATCTGTCATATTTATTGTGTTTTATTTGTTACTTGTCCAATACAATTCATCGTCTACCCAGATCTCAACAACGTTGGGATCCTTGATGAGGCGACTACAATAGCCTTTTACATATTTTATCTTATCATAGATAAAAGTTTTACCATTCGTTAATACTGTCTTTACTTCAGACCCTCCTGGAGTCAAGCTTAACTCGTGTTTTCTGTGTTCGTCAGTTACTTTTATTGACATATTCTTATTATTTTTTTAAACCTATTCATCTAAACTGGAGAGCAGCTTAAGATAAATAACTAAAATAATTATACACAATGCCAGGTAGAGTTTTAAATTTTTTAGAATTTTCTGATAAATATTCTAACGCAAGCAACGAACCATCAAGCGTAGATGACCTAACGAATGCTGCCTCAAATTTCGAAGAAGGCTTTGATGATGAGACATATGACCAACCCCAAATAGGACCAAACCGACCGGTTTCTGGAAGCTATGAAGCTACTCCGGCCGGGCCTGGAGAGGAGGGTTCTCCTGCATTTTCAACACAAAACACTGAAGGTATGAATGCCCCAGTGGAAGATGAAGAAACAGAAGAGAACGAGCCTGAGGAAGAAGAGACTGAAGGTGAAGAGACTGAAGAATCCGAAGAGGATGATGTTGAAGAAGGAAATCCAGAAGCCGGTGCAAACCCTAAGAAGAAAGTAGAAGAAGGTTTTTCTCTAGTAAAAGGATTTAGTCAATTTGTGAATGAATCATATAGCGGATATGGATCTAATCCCGATGATGAAATGGGAATCCATGGAGATTATCTTTCTCAAGAAGAAGGATCAGAAGGTGAGGAGGTTTCTGCCCAAGCAGAAGAAGCGGTCGATGAATTAAGCAATCGAGAAAAGCAAATACTTAAAGATTATTTAGAAAACAATCCTGAAGAGTTCAGTGAACTGGTTAAGGATGAGCTTGAGGAAGCTGAATTTGGGTCTAATCCTAGAGAAAGAGATTATGAACAACTTGGAATGGACAAGAACGAATTCGAAGCCAGAAAGATCATTCATAAGATAATTAATTATACTGGTGCAGTTGCAGGATTGGGAATAGTACCGGCTGCAATGTTTATCAGTGGAGGAATAGCAGCAGCATTAGGGGTAACTGCGCTTGCATCAGTAATATTTAAAGATGCAGCATTCGCGAGTCGAGAAAGAGGTCATAACTATTATGCACAAGGACAGGCAGAAAAAGAGTGGAATGACGAAAAGAGCGGCTGGTTCGGAATGTATCCAGAAGATGACGAATGTCAAATGTGTGGAGAAGTTCCGATCTCAAACGAGTATGGATACTCTTGTGGATGTAACATGTAATAAAAAATACTAATTCTTAAGAAATGGATTCTTTTACTCCGATCGTTATCGCGTTTATCACTGGTGTCATTGGACCATTATTGATTATCCTGATCAAGAATTGGTTAGATAAGAGAGCGAAACCTGACCTGTTGACTGATGCCTTAAAGACTGGCGAACTTGTTTCGGCTAAAATGGATCAGATCAGGGAAGAGTTTAAAGCAGATCGAGTTTGGGTGACTCAGTTTCATAACGGTGGACATTTTTATCCTACTGGAAAATCTATCGCCAAGTTTAGCGTCATATACGAGACGGTGTCTCCGAACACAACCTCGATTCAGAGCAATTTTCAAAATATCCCAGTAAACCTATTCACTAAGTCCATGAACAGGCTTCTAGAGAGAGATACGATTGAGATCGCTGACTATAAAGACGATACGATAGCAACATACGGATTAAAATACATAGCTGAGGAATCTGGCTGTAAATCAGGATACCTGTTTGCGATAAAGACGATTGACGACAAGTTTATTGGAGTACTTGGAATAGATTACACTAAGAAAAAGGTGAAGCTTGATCAGGATGACACCAATCATCTAAGCGTACACGCATCTTCTCTAGGAGGAGCACTAACTACCACACACTAAATGATAAGAATAGTAGAAAGCTTTAGAGAGTTCCTAGACTTGGCTAAGATCAATCAAGGACCGGACGGATGGACCATTTATGGTTCAAATCCTAAATCAGTTTCACACGTTGAAAAAGTGTCTTTTCCTGAATTGGGAATAACTAGGATAAAATCTAAAATCGATACTGGTGCAGACAATACTGCAATTCATGCGAATGGAATAGAGGAGAAGGATGGGACGCTTTATTTTTGGATCAAATCTCCCAAAAAAAGACTAGACTTTAAGGAATTTAAGAAGATAAAGGTGAAGAGCTCAACTGGAGAAAGCCAAGATCGATATCAGATCGAGACGATAGTTAAGTTTGGAGAGCAGGAGTTCTTGATAAAGGTATCCCTTACTGATAGGTCAAACATGAAATATGATTGCATCCTCGGACGAAACTTTCTTAAGGCCGGCAAGTTTACGGTAGATATAAATCAATAATCATCATCTAGACCATCTGAGTCCGGAAAAGAGAGTCGAGGATTTATGGGAGAATATTCCCAATTAAGTAGAACATCATCAAGTTCTTCATCAATATCGATCAGCATTTTATAATAAGAAGACTTGTCTGAACCCTGACCACAATTGATCTTTTCCTTGATCTGTTCTAATTTATTAAGAATGGAATTAGTAAGTTCCATCTTTAGTGCAGCAGAAGCCGCAGATATTTCTTTTTCATTCATAATTTATTATATCTTAAAACGGTCGTTGGGTTTCAGAATAAATAACACTATAAAATAAACCTTTAGAAAATGAGAATTAAGAGACTTTATGAGGCAGATGATATTCAACAAATGCCTATGGGAGCACCAGCACCTGCTGCTGAAATGCCACAAATGGCTCCGCTAGCGCCAGTACAATCACCGGCTGAGATGATGCCAGATTTTAGCTTTGAGGAAGGGCCAAAAGAAAAGAAAGAAAATCCAATGGACCAACCGGAGGCATTGCCTCAACCTGATGTGATGAACTTAACCGTTAAAGAATTAATAGATCGTTGTCAAAGCATCAACCCTTTAGTGTGTATGGGATTGGAGCAATTTATTAACTTAAACCAAGAAGCCATCATGAGCCAGACTACTGGAGAAGCACCTGAAGAAGACGTTTTAAGTCAGGAGACTGATCTTAACTTTTCAAAACAGATGGAACCCCAAGCTCCTGAGTTTTCGCTATCCCAACCGTCAGCCGAGCTAGACTTTCCGCAGGAATAAGATGAAGTTAAAAAGACTGATTGAGGGTTTTGGCGCTATCTCAATGGAACCAGATCATGCAGAAAGGATATTGGAACCAGACACTAAACGTGCAAACGCCATGATGTTTTATTCGGGCGCTTCTGGGACCATTCCATCCCATTGGAATAATTCTCCGTTCTTGAGCGGAAGTAGGATCACCAGCGCATTCGGATCCAATCCTAGAGCGGACAAAAAGACTAGAGTCATGTCATATCATGAATTCGTGGAGGCTCACAAGAAGTTTACGAATAAATAATAAAAAAGAGAGAATTAAATGGCTTACGTAAAGAATTTTAAGAGCTTTCAAAACGCTGAAGAAAAGGCAGCTAAAGAGGTAGAAGCAGGAGCGAATCCGCAAATGATCAAGGAGGAAGACGTGATGCTGACTGACCCGACCCTAAAGGACCTAAGCGCAAAGATACTTCAGCATAAGACTCAGATAAACCTTTGGGAGAAGGCTATTGAGGACCGCAAAAAAGTATTAGGCGATACTCTTGCTAAAAACGCAGCTGCCGCTCAAAACGCAGCTGCAAACCGGCCACAACAACCAGCAACTCCTGCTGCACCTGCTACATAATGGAAAGAAAGATAAAAACATATCATCAATACATAAATGAATCGACTAAAGAAGTTGTATACCTAACTAATTTTAAAGGCATGGTGCAAGGCGCACTTGGTGGACTCTATACTTCGATTATGGCTATAGCTAGAGAGTTAGCCAATGAAAAAGCAGCTAGAAACCCAAGTCGATATGACGGACATGTGCAAGAGGTGGACATCACTAGAGCAATGAACATGATCTTTCACAGCGATTGGAAAAAGAAGATGAAGACACAAGCACTGGATCAAGTGATGAAGAACTCTATGGAAAGAGCAGGTAAACAGGATAACGTGATCGCTAAAAAGAATCAACGTGCGATGGGTAGAATGATGGGAGATCGAGATTTCAAATTAGACGTAGACAAATCTAGCGTTAGATTTAGTGATGAAAAAGGAAACGGTACAGGTAAAAATCAATAGAACATGACTGAACAACAGCTTATTACTGACATCATAGACGAGATCACCTTCTCAGGAGCCCTACCATATGGTCTTCCTGAAAAGGAGATCAAACGTATTATCGAAAACGATTCTCGATACTTTTGGGATAACTGGAGACACGCAGTCGAGAGCAGATATTTGCTGTTGCCCTTAGAGTTATTCCAGACTGCAACTTTTAAAAAATTAAGACAAATCCAATTGCCAGACTGTGTTCAGTTCGTGGTTGATTTTAAAGAGGCAAAGGGCGGATCGATCTTTGGAACGATTGACCGAGACTTCGCCGAACAGAAATTTATCGGAGCTGAGATATTCTTGACTCCTTTTATTGGAGAGAGCATCATGTACAGAACGGTGATGTTTTCATTCTTGGACCTGACAAAAGCGATGTTGTTGGACACCATTGCATACGATTATAACAAGAACAGTAAGCTTTTAGGAGTTGTAGGTCGGACTCCAAAAACGAATGCAGTAATCAAGATATTTAAAAAACTCGATCAGGACAAGCTATTCGAGGACGAGATGTTTCAAAGATACGTTCGTGCCCATGCAAAGGTGAGACTCGCTCACATGCTACAGACATTCGACTATTCCTTACCTGGAGGAATCAAGGTGAACTATCAAAACATAGTCACTACCGCAGAGAAGGAGATGGAGGACGTTAAGACGATGATGAAGGGAGAAAATACTCCCGATTGGTTTTATCTTACTAGACAATAATTATTTAATATGGCAAGCCTTAGAGACTTTTATACCCGAACTGATGAGGATCCTAAGTATTTAGGGGATCGTTTAGAGATCAGTGATGAACTTGAATCTGCTATTCAGCAGGTAAAGATGACTCTTTTTACCCGAAAAGGAGAGGTTCTGGGAGAACCCGATTTTGGAATAGAATTGGACAATTACCTTTTTGAGTATTCGATTGACCCTAGTAGATTAGGTAAGGATGCGACTGGTCAGATCAATAAGTATGTCGCAGAAGCACGAAAAAGACAGATCACAGTATCTCCTTCACTATATCCAGACGATAAATCAAATCGTGACATCTTCGTGCTGCTGATCGACATACCTGAGACAAAGAATTCCTTTGCTCTTTTTTACGATTAATCTTCAGAAACCAAATTGATCACTGATAGGATCGATCTAATGTTTCTCTGCTCATTTGAGTGTTTTTCAATCAGGATCCTAGTTAGATCTAATTGATGTGACTGCTCGGACTTTTCAGCATAGAGCATGGATAGAGTAGAGTCGTCCTTCGCATCAGTCAAGAAAGCAATCTTTCTGGCCTCATCATTAGAATAGATCTTTTTACCGTTTTCATCCAGTGCTGAATTGATCTCTGATTTAATCTCAGACTCCCTCTGAACTATTTTTTCTGAGATGAGTTGAATTCCATCATTCACGGTCAATGCCTTGATCTGTAGGTCTGCGATCTCAGCAGGAAGTGCACCTAATCTCTCAATTAGGTCATTTAATTTTTCTTTCATAAGTATAATTTTTAGCTATTATACTTAATTAATGAGTTAGATTAAAGTTGGCCTTCACCGGAAGTCTCGCCTCCGTCTTTTACTTCACTACCTCCGCCTTCAGCAGCAGCGGCAGCCGGTGCGGCAGCACCGCCTCCACCACCGGCAGGAGCAGCTCCTCCAGGAGCAGCACCTCCTGGAGGAGGCGGAAGCTCTTCGGCCTCTTCAGCATCTGGTTTTTGATCGAACCATGCAAGATTAGCTTTAATCTCAGAATCTGTCATTTTAAGTTCTTCTCTGATCAAGTATTCAGTAGAGAAGTAAGGTGTGCCGTCGTCTTTCATGACTCCTTTTTTGCCTTGGAAAGAAGCTATTCGTTTTGCCTCAATCTCGTTCTTCTTCATCTCCTCAAACACGTTATCGTTGTAATACTTGATTCCAATAGCGTTATTAAACTTATAGTCATCCGCTAATTCGGGAAAGTCCAAACACATCTGTAAGTACCAAGGCTTGACCATCATTTCCGAAAACGCAGTCCTCAATCGATTGATGAATTTCTGGTAACGAACCTCCTCCCTAGTGATACCCTCAGCATTAAGGGTAAATGCACCCATTCCAGACTGACCCTCCCATCTAGAATAAGGAATCTTGGAGTCCATCTTTAATTTCTTATAGAAATAGTTTAGGAGCTCTGAACCCGATAGGTTTGGTCCGGGAGTCTGTAGGGTCTCGATCTTTACCTGCTGATTCTGATCGTTCACTGGCATGATATAGTTCTTATAGAATAAGATGTTAGGTTTGCCCTCAACGTTTAGTTCTCCAGTGTCTCCATTGAAGTAGATGTCTTCTTTAAACATGTTTAGGAACTCACGAACGTCCTCTTGACCCTTTTGAAAGCTCTTACTTCCGATCGGCACGGTCGTTGCTAGACGAATCGGAGCGTTCATTACGTGCCAAATAACTTTACTGTGTTCGATGATTCTTAATAGGTTAAACGATCTGATTAGTCGCTCAACGAAACTTACTCGTTTGGTCCTGAAGTAGACGGCATACGAGATATAGATCACCTGTGAATCATTAAGCACTCTAGTAGAACCAGTCTGTTGGTCGTACTGTAGCCACTGCAAGAAGATCTTGCCTTTAGCGTCCTTCTGTAACTGAGGAGCTATGCTAGCGGGATCCAATTCCTTGAATCCAATTATCTCTTTAGGTTTATCTAAGTTATCATAGATGATCTCAAAAGAGAGGTGGCCCTCAACTAGGAACTGAAAGGCATACTGCCATGCAGAGATTCCCTCTCCAAAGCTCCAAGAGTTATAGATGCGTTCAAAATTATCAGTATATTTCTTAAGCACCTTTTCCTGAAAGTTTAGGCGCTCTTCTTTAGTGTCTCCACGATAGAGCATCTTTCCAGTAAGGTCCTTAGGATGCACAAATCTTTGTTCCTCATCGTATACTATCATGTCATCGACGATGGTCTCAAGAATAAACTCGATTTCACCGTTTGCTGCAACGTCTCTTAGTCTTTCCCTTTTTACCACATAGTCCAACTGAAAAAATGCAATGGCTTTAGTTCTTAATTGGGATGTCGTGTCTGAGATCGCCATTGAAAACTTAAGCAACTCATCGTTTGCGTTAAGCCGAGACGTCCTAGACTGCAACTGACTCTCGATAAAACCGATCGCCTGTGAGTTTCTAAGTAGGAGGTCCTCGTGTCGAGTACCGAACTTACTTAAGTTCGATAGGGTACCGCTTGTTTTTCTTCCTGATGTGTCTAAAAATCCACTCATATTATGTTAAAGTATTTGTTAAAAAGTCTTCGTAGACCCGTGCCAGATTTATTGGATCTGGATAGAGACCGTCCACCGTAAGCGTAGGATTGACTAGCATGCCGAATCTGTCCCAATCAATTAACCTAGCCTCAAGTACCTGGTCCATGTTATATTTATTTATTGCGTAATTCAGGTTGTTTACACCAAGTATTGTGCTCAGTGCGGTCGGTGTGATCAAGTAGAATCGCTGATCGATCAATCGACGCTCCTCAATCGGTCGTAGGTTACCCTCCTTATCGAAGAGATTATTGAGACCGTTGAGTTGAGAAAACTTCCAGTATGACTCCAAGATCTTTGCACTGGCTCTAGGTGGCATCACCTTTAGATTTAGGACAAGAGCAGTCTCCTTCCAATTATCATGAAATAGAAGCAGCCCTACTGGATTTAAGTCTAGGTAGTTTTTACCTGTGATTGCATGAACGTATTCTTCAGTTAAAGCAGGCACCTGTACCTGAGTCCTAAGTGAATAGAATCTTCCGGGAATCATTTCTCCTCTTTTTTGAGCAATGCCGAAATCCCTAGCGACTACGTTAAGGGGCAGAGTGCTGTTATTTTTAGGTATGTCGTTAAAATCCTTCACCTAATATTTTACACCTTATTAAAGAGAAAGTTTTCCGTAATGATTCCGAATCGCATATTATTCTTTTTAGCATAGACTTTTGCAGCTCTAAACTTGGCATCATTGATGATGTATGCCTTGGCGTGTCGAGCATAATTAAGAGTTGCCTTTTCAGTAAGTCGATTGGGAGGTTCCGGTGGACTAAGATACTTTTGAGGTTTTACCTCTATCAACCACTTGGTGATCTCGCCCTCAGGAGAACGAGTTGCCATGTAACAGTCGACCCAATAGGTGGATTCCTGTTTTAGGATTGGATTCCAATATTTAATGGGCATGGGTTCTGACACATATTCTACTACAGCATCCGTGTTGTCACAATAGGTGAGAAACTTGAGTTCCCAACTGGACCTATAAATGATCTTGGTTACGTCACCGCTGTATTTTTCAGGATTCATTGGGGTAAAGTAACCCTGCTTGACCTTGCCCCGTTGGGGCTTAAGAAAGTCATGTATGTCTCGTTCCTTTGCCATATTGATTATTTATTTCAAGAAAAAACCTCGTTCTTGTAGGAACGAGGTCTAGACTTTAATATGAGAGACTGAGTCTATCCTAAGTATTTTTCGATCAGTCCATCAGCATCGTCTGGGCCAAGCTTTCCTTTTTCTACGAGCTTAACTAGAAGAGCAGCGATTACTAGTTTTTCCGGCATGTCCTCTTCTGTCATCTCGATCTCTCCGCTCTCGGCAGCTTCTGCCAAGTCGTCGTATGCATCCCCAGCCGCCTCTTCGACATCTTCTTCAGATCCGACTAATTCTACCAATTCGTCAAGTAGGGACTCGTCCATCTCAAATGGCATTTCCGGTTCCTCCATCTCGTTTATTCGAAACTCTCTTAAATTCATGATTCTTCTCATGATCGTTAATTTTTTTATTATTTATTTAGATGTAGAGCAAATCTAAGGGAGAATCTGAAAAGTATCCCAAAACAAACTCATTAAATGAACTATAATCGAGGCTAGAGTCGACCCTTTGCATGAACTGATAGAGGTCATTGACGTCTTTAATACTACGGATCGTGCGATAGTCTACATTAGGATGTTTTTGACGAAGGTCCATCATTACCCGATTCCATAAGAAGACATGATATCCTTTTTTGATCAGGTCGACTGACTGTGTCTTGCCGGCAATGTCACTATCGAATAGGATCAGAGTGTTTGATTTACTAAGAAGGTTTTCCAAGAGTAACTTACTTTTGGAGATACCGGTGGTGGCTATTGCATTTCTTAGGAACATCGCATCGATCTGACCTTCAGTCACCATTACCGGTTTAGTAAAATCGACATTTAAGACGTTAAAGTAATTATTGATGTTATCGATATCTGATATGACTTCATCCGCGATTCCTCGAACAAGCCCATTCTTTTTAAGCTCAGAATAGTTTTTTATGAGGTACTTTGGACCAGTGATCTCTTCTCCAAGTCGACGTATGGCAAAACCTAACACCTTGCCTGAACGTAAGTCTAGGTTAAATAGGTAGACTTTATCGTCCCTTGAATCGAAATAGGCACACTCATGAAAGGAAGGAATGGCACTAAGTCTTCGAGTCTCAATGAATTCTCCAACCCTTGACTCCGGTTCAGCTTCATCGCAAGGAGTAAGCGAGAACCTCTCTACGAGTTGATCTATTCTTAGGAGGTGCTCCCCAACCTGGTTATTGATTAAGAGTTCAATTAAGGAACCTCTCTTCTTCTTGGTGGTCTGGGGTACCCACTTTACTTGAGCCTTGACGTCCGGTACTCCAAGAGAGTATTTTAGAGAAAACTTCGAGATGAATCTGGGCAAGTCGACCTTTACTCCGCAACCGTCATTGTAGCACTTATAGAATCCGCGTTCCGGATAGAGGTTGCCCCTTTTTTTCCTAGAGTCAGACTTGGAATCTCCGCAGTATGGGCAGGCAAAATTGATCTTGTCACCGGAATCGTAAGGTTCCTGCTTAAATCGGTCTTCCGGAAACCTCTTTTTAAGAAGGTCCTTAATAAACTGATGTATGTTGTAACCGGTTATGAGATCAAGCATTTTCCTCCTCTAATTCGGGTACTGGATTCTTTTTCTCTAGCTTTTTAGTCATTCTTTTCAAGTACTTATCGAGTTCAGGCTTGGGCACGATAGTGGTATTTAGCCCGTATCGAGTGATCACTGCCAAGTACTCTTGAAAGTCGGCTTCCGGAATATCTGCATCCGGATTTCCGATCACCTTCCAGAACTTTTCAGGAACTTCAACGTATTCTAGAGTCTCTTGATCGACGATGTATAGCGGATATAACTGCTCGTCAGTGAGAAGTTTTTTGCTCTTTACTGTGACCATATCGACCGCTCTTTTTAGATTAATATCAAGCGAGCTCATCTTCATTGCAGTCAAGAGTCGGTTCACCGGTTCCACGATTAAGGAAAAGAACTGAGCATCGATATCCATCTTAAGAGCTATCTCGTCAGGATAGGTTCCTGGAGAATAGGCGAACACGTCATGTCCTCCATCATTGTGTTCAGGATTACAGTAATAAAACTTGATCTTGTCCTTTTCTCTGATCTTGGGATATTTTTCAGTAAGGCCGGTCTTGATTAGGATGTGATTATAGATCGCAGCCGCTCGAGGAAAGATCGATATTCCCTTCTTAAGTTCAAGCCGCTCTTCGCTAGCGACATACTTGTTGTAGATTCGGATATTAAAATTAAAGGCCAATTCATCGGGATGCATGGAAATGGCTTCATTTTTTAAAGTCACTAGTCTTGGAATAATATCCCTTTCGATGTCTAGCCTCTTACCTCTGTCCATGATGAAGGAGGTAAGATCGGTCAATCGGTCCCTTGCCCAAATAGGATATGAACCCTTTACTGGTTCCAATCCCTTGATGATTAAGTATCTTTTTTCTTGAGGCTCTAACTCATAGTTTGGATTAGGTTCGTATGCCACTCGAATAGCATAATTCTTTTTCTTAAGCCAGATTCCAGTCTCAGAAAGGTTTTCAAGCTTAAACTTTAGTCGATTCTTAGTATTAAAGACCTTGCCGTACTTTTCAAAACAGGCATCAAAATAACTAGATAGACGATATCGGTCAATGTTGATACAGACGTTTAGAGCCTCGTCCTTAGTAAACTCGGCACCTATTATTGAATCTATAGCAGAGTCAAATTGGACATAGATTGAATTGTGAACTAATATATCGTTTGCGATAAATGAGTGAGACTCTTCGTCCACTTCAACATCATACACAAATTCGTCATTAAAGTCAGTAAGCCTTTCAATTGATTTTATTTTCTCGAACTCTGTGTTTAATTTCTTCATATATTTTATTTAAAATGTTTTCTCTATTTATAAAATCATCCTTTTGCCATACTTTAATAGTCTCAATTCCTTTTTCCAAAAGTAAATTATTTATTCGAGCGGTGTCACGATCCCATATTTCGTTAGCGGTTAGATCGGAATGAATTATGTCATCCCTTAAGTATATTTCAGGATTAGCATGCCAATAGTCTCCATTATATTCAATTGCTATTTTTAAATCAAAGATATAATAATCTAACTTATAATACTTATTTAGGTTTTTAAGAAGTATTGAAAATTCAGTATTTTTTGAATGATAATACGTCTTTAAATTAAACTCACCTAACTTTAAATCAAGAGAATTAAAGAAGCTTTGTGACACTTTACTTGTTGATGTCTTAAATCTAGACAAATACTCTTCGAATTTATTTGATCCGAGCTCTTCGCCATACCTTTTTACAAAATTCGATAAAGTTAATGCCTTTGATGAATTTAATTCGCTCCATTTAAGAGGACCTTCCTTTTTTCCATACTTATCAATATAATATTCTATGCTCTTTGTAAATCGCTGACGGTTTATATAGTCCAGCCATTTAGCTTTTCCAATATCAGTACCGTATTTTTTAATTAAATTAGCTTCAGTGACTCCCCTAGATCGATTGAACTCATCAAACTCCTCCCTAGTTAAGTCGTATTTTTGTTTTTTATATTCAAAGGTATTTTTCTCTCTTTGAAAGGAACAGTATTTTTCCCATTTCTGAGTACCTTCTCTTTCACCATGTAATTGAATCATCTTATCTAAAGTTATTCCATGATCTTTTCTTTTACTTAGAAATTCATCATCTTCTACTTTAAATGCAAATTTTACGTATTCATTACAAGTGTTAAAAAGTTTACTTGAGTTCTTATTAGAAATTTCCGGAAATTTTAAAGTTAGACAGTCATAACACACAACTAGAGGATAGTCTTTTCCGTTAAAGTTCTTAATTGTTAAATGATTTGCATTTACGATTTTAACGTTTCCTTTTTTATCTCTAGAGACAATTGTATGTGGATACCAAATAGCAGATGAGCACTCTTTACATGGAGAGTGAGATATATTATTTTCTAAGTATATTTTCTCTAATTCACGTGATGATGATATTCTATTTGCCATATAGTATATATACAGATACTGCTTATCTATTTTACTACTAAAACTAAATCGGTTTTCGGATTAATATCACGGGCTTTTATCTCAAGTTGCACATTATCTCTAAACACGATAAGTGAATGGTCTCCAGTAACAATAACTGTCTTTCCGGATTCAGTAGTTAGCTTCCATCTTTCTTTAGTAACTCGATGTCGAATGATTCGCTTTACTCTAGATTCATGTAGTCCATTTGACTTATCCCAATTTAAAATTGAATCAGACGAATCGACCTTTACTGATTCATGACCAGCAAGAGTATTACCGGCTGATCCATTTGAGACGTTGAGATCATACCAATCCTCGACTGATAAACTGCCATACTTTCCGCTAGTAATAATAGTGTCTGCTACCACACTGTCAGTGTCCGTGTAGATAGCAGCCTCATCCTCGATCTTATTGATCGTGTAACCTTCTAGACCCAATAATTTATGCAGGTCGGTGTCAAGGTGCCACTTTTCTAGGAAGTAGTGATTCACGGCCTTGATTGAAAACTTGATTAGGTCTTGGCCCTGTATCGTAATTGATTGGGCAATATCGGGATTGTAGAAATAGAACCACTTATTCCCAAATGCTCCATAAATAGAGTTGATTAAGATCTTGATCGCATTCTGCTTAAGATCAAGTTTTTTAATTTGTTTTGATTTATCTTCCATGTCTTTTTTATACTTAGCCTGTATTATACAGTTTCAGACTAGACTAAAAATACTATATAGTGTCAGCACATTAAAGATTCCATGGATTTCTTGGAAATAAATAACAAAAAGAGGTTTGGGTATGGATGACCGTGACCAAGATGGAGCAGTAGATAAGACTTCAGAATTAAAGACGGTTCTTCCATTCATGACAGAGTTTCCGTTTGGAGACTATGACATATCGATGGTTGAACGAGGAGATGACCTTATAAAATTGGGAATCTCACCGATCTTAGTGAAGGCGTTTGGGGACAATGGAACGATACAGAGCCTTAACTTCTACTATATTGAAGACGGATCAGACGTCTCAATTTCACTCTATAGAGGAGACGTTGAGTGGATAGCCGAAGAGGCAGTAAACATAAAAAAGATGGACGCCCTAAGCAAGGCTCTGGATAATTCACTAAAGGAGGATGACCTTCTATTAAAGATCAAGACGATCAAGGCAGGCAGAAAGTTCTTAAAGCTCCTAAATTGTGATAACGTTACTGGGATCAATTTTAGCGACATAATCGTGGACTTTACGAGCATTTACGATACTGCCTTGAATTCAAAGATAAGACTGGGTTTACAGAAACTAAGCGCAGCCACACTAAGATCCACTGAGTTTTCAGAAAAACAATTTAAAGCGGTACGAGCTTTCCTTAACTTTCAGATCCACTACATAAAGATCCTACTTGGGATCGTGATCGCAGCTAAAATATACTAACTTATGGCACAGAGAAAAAAACTAAGCAAAGAGGAATTAGAAGATATCGAAACCTGGCAAAGAGAGCGTGAGGCACTAACCGCAGCTAAGATGTTCTCAAACAAGATAGAGATAAAGTGTAAATCTAGAGCCCAAAAGGATGCATTAACCGCTATTGAGGACCATGACATATCAATCATAACTGGACCTCCAGGAACGGGTAAGACCTATCTCTCCTGTGCTAGAGCACTCAAGTACTTAAAGGAGGATCCTGGAACCTACAAAAAGATCATCTTAATAAAATCAGTTAACGTGCCTAAGGATGAGGAGATAGGTTACTTAAAGGGAACCTTAGAGGAGAAGATGGAGATGTACATGTATCCATTTATTTCCAATTTTCACAAGGTGATCGGCAAGCAGGCGACCGAGTCTCTAAAGGCAAACGGAAACATTGAGATCCTACCGATCAAGTTCGCATTAGGTGTGACCCTAGACAATGCTATCATCCTGATCGATGAGGCTCAACAGATAGCGAAGGATCACCTACATACACTATTGACCAGGATCGGCAGTAATTCCAAGATGGTATTCTTGGGAGATATTAAACAGAAGTCGGTCAATAAGGGTCAGAAGAGCGCTCTTGAGATCCTGATCGAACATTTCGTAGAGATAGAGGAGATTGGAATAGCACAGTTGTCTAAGGAGGATATCGTGCGCCACCCTATCATCATGAAATTGGAAGAGGTGTTTGAAAAGATCGAAAATTCTGAAAGGCTGAATAGATAAATAAAAATAAATAATAATGATGATGAATAAGAACCACGTAAAAACATTCGGTCAGTTTGTAAACGAAGTCGCTGGTCCTGGAGGTCCAATCATAACTGAGGAAGAATTGAAAAGTTTTCAAAACGTGTTGGGTGTGTCTCAGACCGGAAAACTTGACTCAGAAACAGTTGAGGCACTTAAAGGATTTCAAGAAACACATGCTCCCAAAGTTACAGGTAAATTCGACAATAAGACTGTTGAAATACTTCGTAATGTAATAAAAAGACAAAAATAATCAATTAACTTCACCGAGGTATTATATAATGATTAAAGATATTCTTTTTTTTAAAATAGCATAAAACGACCTACTCAGGTCGTTTTTTCGTTAAGTCGACTGTCTTGTCTGACGTCTCGAATTTCTGTTCTCGATAGATCTCTTTTCTTACTTTAGCGTGCCTAATCGAATAGCCATCAAGCTGATCAACTAGGTCCCAAACGAGCACTTTTGTCTTTTCTGCCAATTTTCTCATCCCTCTACCGATTGCTTGACGTAGTGTGACCTCAGCCTTGATCGATTCGGCTAAGATGATGTGATGAAGGTTTTTAGAATCGATTCCAGTGGCAAATGTTCCGTCCTCAGTATGAGGCAACGATCACAGCCGTTGCCTCATTTTCATCTCTATAATTTTTATGTTTACTTGGTTTTGCCATATTAGTTTATTATTTTTGAAAAAACATCCATCCTACTGTATTTAAAGCGTCTTGACTCTTTTTAGTAGTACTCACAGGTTTTCCAGTATTTTTAAATTTATTTACAAAATATGGAGAAAAATTAAACTCATTAATCATTTCAAAAAATCCGGATCTTTCATATATTTCGCCAGTAGGAGAAATAAACCTAAAGGAAAGTTTATAAGTATTTCGATTTTTCATTTTATCTCTATATTCAGGATCCTTCCATTTGTTACTAATTTTTTCGCCGGCCTTTGCTCTTTTAATTGGATCTAAATTTATAATTTTCATTTTATTATTAAATTGTTCTCTTTTTTCATGTGACATATTATCCCATCTTTTTTGATTACGTTCAGCTATTTCTTGAGGATTATCTTTAAAATATTGAGACATGCTTCTACTTTTCCAAGCTCTTAGTTCAGGTGTCCAATTTTCTTTATTGAGTTGAGACCGTTTTTCATATTTTTCAGGAGTATCCCATCCACGTTTAGCTCTTTTTGATTGTAGACAGCTGGAATTATTTTTCATATAGTTAATTCGAGAATTTCTCCAATTTTCATATTTTTCAGTATTGAGCTTTAAATTTTTCCATCCATTTTTAGATGACTTTGATATTAACTGTGAATTCTTATTCATTTCACTTTTCATGAAATTTAAAGTACGCTGATTTTTTCTAATTGGATATGCTATGAATAGGAGTTCATGGGCTCTTATATGATCTTCATATTTTAATTTAACTAGATTCCATTCGCTATTTTGATACTCTAAAAATTGTGCTCTAGGCAAAATATGATGAGTTTCACAATACTCTTGGCACAAATCATCCTTTTTTGATAAAATAACAAAATCAAGATATTCTATTAATTTATCTAGTGATTGCGGAGCTCCGCAGAATTCAATAAAAATATTCATTATTTGTTCCTTCGTCATATCATATTATTTTTTATCCACTCATCTGATATATCATCATCTATTGTAATATCCTTAGCTAATTTAAACTTACCATTATTTAAAGGAACAATAGAATATTGATGAACTGTAATTTTAATTTCTCCAAATTCAATATCGGTTAAGTCACTTGGATTTTCAAGAATTTTAATAAACCTATCGCGATCCTTTGAGTCAACTTCGCCGTCAATATAGAAAGTATTTGGATTCCACTCTAACAATTTAGACTGAATCGCCTTGCCGTAACCGTTTTTGACGTCTGAAAAGAGGACTAGTGAGTTTTTTCCGAATTTTCGAGCTAAATCACTAATAAAGTCTAATCTCTCTTTACTATCGAAGATAATTCCCTTCTCGATGGCTAACATGTCCCGCCCAAAGTCCTTGGGATTGTTATACATCTCCTTACCGGTCTCCTTTAGATGCCAGTATTTTTGAATCATCGGTTCCGACTCATCGTATTTGAGTTTTATGATCTTGATCTGGATGTTTGGCGAATATCCGTGATCAATTAGGTGTTTTGCTGAAAGGACCATCACCAGAGGGCCAACGTTTTCCTGAACCCTAAAAAAATCCGAAAACTGCTCGTCTAATTTAACTGTTCCGGATAAACCCAGTCGATATTCCCAATTAACACAGGTCAAGAGGATCTCTCGAATGGAATTACCCTTTGATTTATGTACCTCATCCACTTGAACTATCGTAAACTTCCTAAATACTTCTACTGGAAGGTTAATTAGGCTCTGATAGGTCGAAATCACGACTTCAGCATCATCAAAACGCTCTTGAGTGAACTTGTCCTTACCTCCAATGGTACACACGCTCCATTCTCTACCAGGTTGAGCATACATTTCGAACTTTTCGGCAGTCTGGCCGACTAGCGAGATGTTTGGAACGATGATTAGTGACTTTCGATCCTTTGTGATCTTGCCTCCATCCCTTAAGAATGAGTTATAGATGAAAAAGATGAGAGTCTTACCGGCAGAGGTCGCCAACTCTTGGGTACAGAACTTATATTTGATAGCTCTAAACGCTCCTTCGATCTGATAGTCCCTGGGCACGATTGGAAAGCCTCTCTCATCGACTATTCCGTCTAATAGTTTCTCAACATACTTAAGATATTTAGCCTTGTCAAGCTTAGTGTTAACGAATTGGTCTGCTCCCTCGATCTCACAGTCATATCCGTACTTTTCAGCAAAGTTATAAATCTCTTTCCACAGTCCGATTGCGATATTGCCGTCTTTAGTAATAAAAGAGTCCAATCCATCCCACACTCCGCGATCAACAAGGACATTGAATGCCGCTTTTTTAGACTTTCGCTTAAAAAATCTAAACAAGCTCGTCTTTTCACTGTTTAGAGTGGAATCTACGAGCTTAATGAATTTCTTGTCTTGTGATACTTTGAATCTTAGCACGACAGTGCATTATTTTTATAGACCTAGGGTCTTTTCTATATCGAGTCGGGTCTTGATACCAAAGATGATGTTATCGATGGTCTTGATCGACTCATTGAAGAATGAGACCTGATTCTCAATTATCTCTAAGGATTCCTTAGTCGCAGAGGTCCTGCCCTCGATCACAACATTCTTTTCGTTAGCTTGATATCTTATCTGTAGGTTTCTTGAGATGTTTTCCATCTCTACTGAACGTTCGTCTCTATATTTTTTTCTGAGTAGAGTCACGTGTTCCAATAGAGTATGATTGTCCTCCAATAATCGCTGACGTAGGGAGAGCATGTTGACCTGGGCTTCCTTAAGAGTCTTGAGATTGGAAAGCTTTTCAATGTTTTCATAGATCTCCTTAGAGACCTCAGCCCTTCTGTCCTGAAACTTTTTAGAAATCTTGGTCTTGGTCTCCTCGTTCATAGCGGAATGTTTTTATCCTTATACTTAAAAAAGAATAAAAGTTTAACTCACAAAATCGACAAACCTGTAGTATGTAGAACCTATCTTGAAATGCTCGTCATTCTCCATATCGTCCTTACTGATTGAAGAGACTACTTCGTTTCCTGCCGGTGAAGTCGAGCCGTCTTCAAAATAATAGTCTACGTATTCCTCTCCTTTTTTACCAAGAATCAGGTTCTTAATCTTATATTTTTCAAAGATTTGTGGTATCTTATCTTTAAATTCGACATCGTCATCAAGCACCATAAAGATGGACGGATAGTCTATTAACTTACCGTCGTGACTGATTGCAGCAGACTGTTTTATGTAGTCGTCATCGAGAAGATCAGAATCAAGAGCAGAAGTATAGCTCTCCTTGTCCTTAAAGGTGATTATCACGAATGGGATCTTGGTCTGGATCGCATCTCTGATTTGAGTCCAAGTGTGGCCGGTCTCCTCAGTCGTGGTCTTGATGTCCTGTTGATAGTCTTCGTACAGCTTGATGTATTTAGTCATCTTTTTTGGATAAAACTTTTTGTTATTTATCAATAGAATATAGTATGAATAATATAACTCGACTTTTAGTCTTTGATTTCGATGAGACGATATTTAGGATGCCGGGATACACCGATCGATTTTCAGTAGAGAGACTCTATTCGGGCCTGACATTTCCCGACCCATACTCTTTCTACGATCATCCGAGCTCAATGGATCCTGACATACATAACATTCAATTGATCGGCCCAGTATATGAAGACTGGAAAGCCGCAAGCGATGATCCCAATGCACGAGTGATCCTGATAACTCACAGGACTGAGGAGCTTCGACCCGAAGCCGATCGTCTTTTAGAGATGCATGGAATAACGTTCGATGAAAAGTATTTCTTAGGTCGGGTGAGCGAAAAGGTCGCGATTCTCGAAGAAGAATTAGGCAACTTGCCCAACATCAAGGAGATCGCGATCTATGAGGATTCACTAGAGCAGTTGAGAAAGTATCAGGACTTCTTCTATGAAAAGGTGACTAGATTAAAAACCATAAGGAGTCTAGATGATATGATAATACTAAACATGCAGTTTGTCGATAAGTCTAAGGTGATCTCACTCTATGACTTTAGTTCAGGCGAATCAAGAAGAATACAATTACGATGATAGTTATAATCGAAGGCCACCGATTGAGCGGAAAAACTTTTTTAATCGATCGATTTTTTGAACAGAATCAAAATCCAAAGGTTCACTATTATAAGTTTCAATTCGCAAAGTACGTTGATGATCTCAAGATGAGAGATCAAGAAACCGGTCCAGGCGTTCACTATTTTAGCATCGCAAACGTCCTTACCATTCTTGAACTCAATCAGACCCTATTAAAGGATCACATCCTAGTTTTTGATCGTTGCATCTTTTCAGCATACGTGTGGTCGATCTATCGGGAAAGAATGGGACAGCTTAGACTTCTTGAAGAGTTCAAGAAGATACTCGACAGTGAGCTTTATCAAATGAGTAAAGTACTCTATGTAGAAAGAGCCGATGGTGTTGAAGCCAGTCGTGGAATAAAAGACTACTTTGGTAATTTTGAGAATGCTGATCGCGAAAAAGAACTCTTCGAAAGGGTATTCTCGGAGTTTATGCCTCAAATGACTGATTTGAGTCGAAGTAATGAGTTTAATCGAATGATTAACCATTTTGATGAGACAAGCTCAACCCAATTCAATACAATGCTAGACGATCTAATAAATAGAGGTCAAGGGTCATAATAAATAATAAAAAATATTTTAGGATGGCTAGCAAATACATACCAAGCTATTTACAATACATTAAGGAAGCAGAAGAAGCTGCTTCTCCTCTAAAGGGTTATCCAGCAGATCAGCTGATCACTCGAATTGAGGAACTAATGGAGGTTCTATCAGATCAAGTAAGGTTTGGAGTTCCTTCAGATAACTTAGGTAGAGCAACGACATATCGTGATGCAAATGGAGCTATTCAAAGAATCAAGGATATTTTGCACTATTATGACAGTAAACAGGAACAGGTGAGATTCTACTGCTGGTCACTAAGCTACGGCGGAACCTGGAAAGCGGCTAAAAACCTTAGAAAAAAGATCGAGGATGCTGGAGGGTTTGGCGAAGAGGCGAATAACGTCAATTTGAAAAAAGTAATCGAATACTTTGAGGCTAATCCTGAAGATTCTGATAACTTGCGTAGCTTATCGATAAGCATTGACTCTGAAAGTATTAGAAAAGCAATGTCAGCACCGAAGCCCGAAGAAAAGCCAGAACCGGAAGCTAAACCTGCGACTGAACCTGCTCAACCAGCACCGAAACCTACTGAACCAGAAATCTAAAAGAAAAATTCATGGCAGGAATAAACAACTTAAAGGAAGTCTACGAAAAGAGGGGCGAGTCCTTCTTAAATGGACTACTTAATCAATACGTCATCATTAATGAAAAGATGGATGGAGCCTTTTTTGGAGTAAAAAAGACACAGGACGATCAGTTCAAGTATTTTAAGAAATCAGGTGAAATCACCTATGTTGATCAGGTGCTGATGAAGTACTACAATCCTGCAATAAAGCACTTTCATGAGTTACCCATTGAAAAGAGACAAAGAATTCCAGCAAACTTCTTTTTTGGTTTTGAATACTTTACTAAGAGCGATACTCTATCGAGTAAAAGAGCAGAGCTGCCTAAGAATAACTTGGTACTTTCATACATTCATAGATTAGACGATGACGGCAAGATCACTGAGACTCTACAGTCAAGGGAACAGCTCACGAGGTGGGCAAATTACCTAGAAGTAGAGGCACCGCCGATCCTATTTGAGGGCAAGCTTGACGACGAACAAAAGAGCAAGATCCTAGAATTCATATACACTGAACAAAAGGAGCTTGAGGAAAAGTTTAAGACCACTTCTTTTACTAAATACATCATCTCAGTCCTGTGCCCAGATGAGAAGTCAACCTTTTCAGATAGGGACTTGGAAACTTTGGTGTTTAGGTTCTATGGGGAGGACTCTGAAAACGAGGCATTCTTAGCAAAACTTGTGGATCCGATATTTCAACAAAGATCGCAAGAAGCACAACCAAAAACCTCAAACTCACAAGATTATATCTGGTTGATCGTCATTGATCTAATGAATCACTTTGAGATGTACGACATAGAGAACCTACGTAAGATGATTGGGGACTCAGATCAGTATGAGCAGAAATACATCGGTCTGATTAATCAGATATTTAAGGATTTCCTAAATGAATATTCTCAAAAGTACGATGGACTTGAGCTAGACGTTCCTGAATACTTAAAAAGACCTGAGTTTGAGTTAGACTTGAACCTGGTAGGAGATCCAGAAGTGGTAAACCTGATCAGCAAGAACGCGACTAATTTGGAGATCTATAAAGTATTGCTTAACTTTTTTAGAAAGGTGAGAAAAAGATCAAGCGCTGGATTCTTTACTCCAGAAATGATCTCACAGCTTAACTTAATCGTACAAAAGATTAAAAACATAATCATGGGAGATGCGGTCTACGAAGGGCTCTTTCCGAGCTTTAGTGAGTTTATCGGATCACCGAACGATTGGATGACCCTAAGCGAAGTCGAACACGCAAAAAAGATCGGCGAGTCGACTGAGGCACAAAGAGTAAACATCCTGATTGGAGGATTTCAACCGGTGACGATGGGTCACATCAAAGCAGCCAAGGCACTAAAGGAGAACAACGGTAACAAGACCGTTCTAGTGGCTATAAAAAGGGACGTGCAGACTAAAAAGTCTCCTTTTTCTCTTGCGACAACTAGACTCATGTTAAACAAGGTGCAACAGGAATATCCGGAACTGATCGTCGACGTCATGATCGTCCCTAGCGGGCAGATCTCTGACATAATAAGAGAACTTAGACCCAAGTACGAACCGATCCTATGGGGAACGACTGATCGTCGAGTAAAAGACTATGCTCTACAGTTTGATTACATCAAGAAGAGGGATATCCCATTGAGAATATCCAAGGACTTTAAACTAGTGGAGCTGCCAAGCTTCGTAAAGTCAGAGGAAATACTTGAGCTAATTAAGGATTCGAAGTTTGAAGAGTTTAAGAAGGAGACGCCGGCATCAGTTTCAGCAGAGTTTTTTAACTTACAGAAGGAAGTAGGACAGAACATTAGAGTGAACGAAATGAACCAGGACGCACGATTTAGTGAGCCTGACCAAAAGCAGGAAGATTCAGAGGAGGTTGTCTAAAACTTTAGACCTTTCTCGAATATAATATACAAAACTTTTCTTAAAATGAAGTTTAATGAACTTGAAGAATCCGATAAACTTTACATCTGTGAGACATATTACAACCGAGATCTTTCCTGGGACGAAAGGATAACTGGTCTCTCTGAAAAATTCGAGTGTTCGACTAGAACAATCAACAACTGGATCACAAAACTTAACTTTAGTACCAAAACCGCTGAAGAGTCACCGCAGTTGAAGCTTGCACAAGCTAGGGAATATAACAAAAAGACTAAGAGGTTCATCATAACTTGGGCACAAAACAACACACCAGTACACACAGACTTTTTAAATAACATCAAGGCGTATGCCGAATTCATTAACGCTGATGTGCATGTGATCGCAGGTCGATATAAAAATCCCACGAGTATCTGGTCCACTAGTCAAGAATACGAAGAGGTTTGGGCCGACGATGTATTGAGTTATCTTGATGCGAATCGTCATGACATTCATAAGTACTTATCCATCATGTCTGACGTAAAGATCCAACCGACTGCTGTGAATCCAATGACGGGTATGGAAGGACTAAGCGGTATCAATTCTTGCGTTTTCGGTTCACCCAAGGTACAGATGGAGATGATTCCAGTACTGGAGGGAAACGCGCCTAAGATGATGGTAACGACCGGTGCCTGCACTATCAAAAACTACACCGATTCTAAATCAGGTAAAAAGGGAGAGTTTCATCACACTCTTGGATTCGTGATCGTTGAGATCAAGAACGGTGAGATCTTTTTTATGAGACAGGTCACAGCTACGGACGACGGTAGCTTTACTGATCTGTTCTATCGAGTTGAAAAAGAGGATGTGACCAGAATCAATAAGATCTCGGCAATAGTTTGGGGAGACCTACATTATGGCAGTCATGACACTAGGGTCGTCAATAAGACCTTTGAGATCATGGAAGAACTTAATCCCGATCATGTGATCCTACACGACGTGTTTGATGGAAAGTCAATCAGTCACCATGAGGAAAAGGATCCGTTTTTACAGTATCAAAAGGAGTTAGAGGGTACCAATTCTCTAAAGAAGGAGATCGATCAGTTATTAGAGGGTCTTAGCGACTTTGAGGAGTACAATACTGTGATCGTTCGAAGCAATCACGACGATTTCGTGGACAGGTGGTTAAAGAACACTGACTGGCGTAAGACCGTCACTCCTAAAAACTCGCTAGAGTACATGCAATATTCCTCGGCGATCCTAAGCGGAGAGGCACCAAACGGGGTGATTCCATGGGTGATAAATAATAAATATCCGCACTTCATAACCCTAGGTAGAAGTGATAGTTATATAGTTAATGGCTGGGAATTAGGTCAGCATGGAGACATCGGCTCAAACGGAAGCCGAGGAAGCTTACAACAATTTAGACGTCTTAACCATAAGATCATAGTTGGACACTACCACTCTCCTGGCAGAAAGGACGGAGCCTTGGCAGTCGGTACCACCACTCAATTAAGAGTCGGATACAACATCGGAGCCAGCGCATGGTTACAGTCTCACGTGATCATTCACGAGGACGGTAAGGCTCAACACATTAACTTTATAAACGGAGAATATACGACTCTAAAATAATCAAAGGATGTGGCTAACAAACACCAAGACTGGAAAAACCTTGACGACTATCGCAAGGGCAAATCAAAGCTGAAAAACGCTGTATTACAGCACCCAGAGGAGAGCAAGAACGGAAACTCAGTGTATGATTTTATGAAGGGAGAAGTTCGTAGAAACATGTGGACGATTCCCTATGAGCAGCTTAAAAAGCGAGATAAATAACTAAAATCTTACCGGCCATATGAGTTTTGAAGCATACTTAAGAAATTGGTTACGACTTAACGAGGCCAAGGAAGGGGACGCTGAGTCCAAGAAAGAGGAAGGAGGCACCCCTTCTGAAATGGATCAAATCACCAATATCATTGAATCAGGAATAGGTGGAGAGACCAGCGATAAGATCGCTAGGACTACTTCATTTGAATCCATCGAACAGGTGCTACAAAAATTAGATATTCTTCTATTAGAAAAGGTACAGGCAAACCCAGAATTGCAGAAGATCCTAATGGCAATGGTGGTTCCGGGTAAGGTCGAGTGGTTAGGTGAATACTTGACTCGATCAAAAAAGAGCTTGAGCGCGATATCATCAGATAAAAAGAAGTTGGATCCAAACCAAAACTTTGAGGGTTATAAAAGATTCCTGATTAGAGAGGCTGACATAAAGAGTCGAATCTATAAGATGCACCTTATTTTTAAGTATGCAAACGAGGCTCCAGACCTGGACAAAGACACTAATCTGTTGCTTGCTCTAAAGCAGATCGGAGCACCGATTACAGTATCCACCGAAGAGGGAGCACCTACAGTAAAGATCGGTAGGATTGGGCGAATCGACAACAAGATTGAATCCAATGAGTTTGAGATGATTGATTCCAACGGAGAGAGCAAGGTGGTTAAAAAGGAGGAACTTAATTCGATCCTTGAGAAAAACCCTGAGCTTGCAGAAAAGGCCAAGGCTTTTGCTGCGGAATCGCATAAGAAAAAACTGACTAAGCTCTTACAAAGAACCGAAGAGACCATTAAAAAGGAGATCTTAAACTCCCTAAACGATACTAAAAACATCATCTCAGGGCTACCGAATGACGAGACCGGTAGAGAAAAGTTAGAGGTGGATTGGAAGCCTCTAATCGACGCCCTAGGCTATTCAAAGTTCTTTGCTGCGCCGATCAAGGAGAAGGAGAAGGAGATCACCAAGACTGAGCGACCGAGCCTAAGAAAAAAGAATAGGATCAAGGAAAAGCTGATGACTGCCCTAAGCTCATCTCTGCTTCCTCCAATGACAAACGGTGAGATCTCTGAACCTGGCGGAGACTATTATAAGCTATTTAAAAAGCTTGAGGAGCAAAACGCGGCTTGGCTTGAGGCATCGATTAAGGAGTCACTAACGGATGTAGGTCGAATCGCACAGTTTAACGCAGTGGCCAGAAACGAGGAAAGCTCGCTAGAAGAAAACCAATTGGCTTATCTCTATGCGACCAGTGCCTGGATAACTAAATACGTTGAGAGCGAGGTTGACGGCGAGCTCTCAAAGAGGGACATGGACAATGCTGTCTCAAAGATCAAGGCAATCACACAAGCTAAAGAGAGGGAGATCAAGAACTATTATCTCTCTAAGGACTTTAACATGAAGAACTTTAAGGGAATACAGTTAAAGCCCGATCTTAGGCTGCCTCTTTATCAAAAGGTTAGGCTTGCAGTCAGTGAAGCAGACAGGATCGCTGAGAGTCCATTAAAGAATCTGCTTAAGGGCCTAGGTCAGATCATCGTCGGACTCTTTTCAACTGTGCCAGACAGAGGAAATGCTGAATTAGCTAGAAAGAATGCTGCTCAAAATCAGGCAATATTTAATGGGATATTTAGCATAATTAAGGGCGGAGTGTTTGCAGTAAGCAAACAGGCAGGTCGAGACCTTGAAAAGGGAGTAAGTAAAGTCACAAATAAGCTACGATTAGACGCAATAGGCCTTACTCCATACGAAAAAGGAGAAGGTCCTAAATTTTATAAGTCAGCTGAAAAGAAGACTAATGAAGATGCTGGAATGGGAACCTCTCCAGGAACGGCAATGCAGACTTCAGGAAGCCTACCAGACAACACAATGGATACGCTATCCCTAGCTGGTCCAGGAAGAAAGAAGAAAAAGAAATCAGGCTCTCAAATGGTAAAAAAGGTATCGAGCTTTAAGGATTTCTTGAAAGGAGTGGATTAGAGAGGATCTTAACTAAACATAATAAATAATAAAAACAAACCTGATATGGGATTCATTGATTTGGGCTTAGACGGCGTTGCTGGCGACGGTCTTATAAACCTTTCAAGACCTACTGGCATTGATCAAAACACGACAGATAGCGGAAATACTGAAAAGACTGCAAAGGTCGATGGGGAATCTGGAAATCAGATACCTCTGATCGGTACCAGTTCATCATTCAACCCGTTCTATATCTTTAGGTATTCAAATTTTGCAGCAGGAACTAGCGCAAATACTACTGGTAACTATGATTTAGCTGGGCATAGATTGCTCTATGATACTGCAAGGTATCTTGGTAACTCGGCAGCCCAATCAAGAAACGCTGCAAGAGCAGAGATCCAGAACCCAACTGCAGAAAAAATAATTACGTGGACAAACAAGGAAGCCGCACAAGCCGCTAATCATAAGGGGCCACTGTATCCATACCCATACTCTCTTCAGGATTTCTATCACTGTAAATGGTACGGGCAGATACCCAATAATCGAATGTTAACGCTTAGACGATATCCAATACCGGTTGAGGATAACTTGGCAGTGGCTGCAGAGAAACTTCCGCTTGTACCAATTGCACAAGCCGTTACTTGGTGGGGAGAAGGGACCAGCAACACGCTTGGTAAGATCTTGGCAATGACTTGGGGATTTAACTGGGAAACATATCCAAAAGAGGGAGAAGAGATTCAAGATGTACAGGGAAACGAAATACAGCTTGAACAAATATTCGATGCGCTTGGTATAAAAAAAGAAAATGAGACCGCTAGAAATTTACTAATTACTGCGTTTGCTAATCAGTCAGGAACAAATCCATACGCTTTATCTGGATTTGATAAAACTCTACAGGAAAACTTAAAACAACAATACGAGAGTGGTGCATATGCTAATCGCGTGAGAGGGCCGATTAATGTGATAACTGAGACACAAAAGAGAGAAAGAGGATATACTTTTACAAACGCAATAGACCTAACCTTTGAATATAAATTAAGGACTCTTGGAACACCTAGGCTCAATCCAAAGATTGTGATGTTAGACCTGATAAGTAATTTTTTAAGTTTAACGTATAATAGAGCTAGCTTTTGGGGAGGAGGATATCGATATTTTCAACAGACTGGTCCATTATTGCCTGGGTTTAATACAGACAGTATGGAGCAAGGTGATTATGCTAATGCATCTAAGGATCTACTTTCAATGTTGACTCAAATGGTAGCTGGCGGTGGAGCAGATCTTAAAGATTTTATAAATAAAGCGATCTCGGCTGCAGGAAACAGTGTCACTAATACTGAAGGCATAGAAACAATATTTAAGGAGGCTGTTACGAGTCGAGTCGGACAAAATTTACTTGCGTCTAGACTGGGCGCACTTCACCAGACCCCACTAGTGATGAGAGCATTAGCCGACGGTCGAGCAGTAGGAGAGTGGCACTTAATGGTAGGAAATCCAATGGATCCAGTTGCCGTGATCGGTAACTTAATACTAAAGAGCACAAGCATTGAATTTGGAGAAGAACTAGGAGCGGATGATTTCCCAACTGAGGTAAAATTTAAAGTAACGCTGGATCACGGCAGACCTAGAGCAAAACAAGATATCGAATCAATTTTTAATCATGGAGGAGGAGACATGTTCTTTACTGCGTTGGAGCCTCCAGCAAGTACTAGAAATTCATTCGGAGAATATAATAGTCAGCGAGCACTGGATGCTAATGGAACATTGCCTACTGCAACAAATGGAGCAGCCGCTGCTCAGCGACCACAATCAACTGCTACCATATCAGATAATGGGGCTACTGATAGAGCGCAAAACTTAGCAGAGTATTTTGCAGTAGATGTTAAAAGAAGATACGGAGAAGGATTTGCCAAGTCACCTATACTTAAAGACTATTTCTTAAAACTATATACAAACGATTAATCATGTTAACTACTAAATTATTAAGAGTAAAAAAGTTTTTTACGAATGCATTTGGAGAATCAGTGGTAGACCTAGTCAGCTCTACGTTTAATTTTGGAGAGGCAGCTGGTCCAGCAGGACCGACTGTCGTTTCAGAATTTGAAAACATGCGGCCTGACCTGGTTTCTGACCGTGTTCTTGGGTCACAGGAATACTGGGAGGCGCTACTTAAATTTAATGGAATATCTAATCCGTTTTCAGTAGAGCAGGGAGAAATCATGCTAGTTCCAGCAATAAGCGAGATCTCAAAACTAATCGTTCCTCCAAAGAGTGTCCTAGAGAAAGGAACTGAACCCGCTAAAAAGAATGAGGAGGCTGTGATCAAACCAAAGACTACAAAAGATCAGCAAAGATTACAATCGATTAGGAGCAAAGTACCAGAAGTAGTGCCGCCTAATGTTAACTTAAGCGGTGCCAAAAACGTTAAGGTGGTCGAAGGAAGAGTGATCTTGGGAGGAGACATGACACAGACTAGTACAACAAATACTAATCAGTCGTCGGCTAGAAGTAGAGTACAGGATCAGTTAAAAAACGGGAATAACTTTTAAAAATGGGATTTAATCAAGTCATAAAGACTCATATTCAACCGTCAATTAAACTAATAACGCTTGACGATTTTGATAACTCTGCTGAGAGTACAACTGGGTCGATCACTAGAAAGAACAAGGGCAGGTCAGACTTTAGTCAGCTTGCAGGTTCGATTAAACCCTTTGTTAAGTTGGCTGGGCAGGTAATCACTGATATTGAGTATTTAATGATAGACGAGTCTAGCTTTATTCCAAAGCTTGATCTAACATTTACTGACCCTTCTGGAGAATTCTCAGGTAATTATTTTCCAAAAAGGAATTTGATGGTGAGTGTCTTTATAAACAGCGGAAACGATAAGCTTAAACCAGTACGGTCTGACTACTTAATTACTAAGGTAAAATCTATTCCCACTCAAAATAGAGGATCTGGAATAAATCTTAGTCAAGGCACAACTTACATGATCAAGGCTGAGTTATTTGTGCCTCGACTCTACAATAACGTGTCTAAAAGCTATCCTAACTTGACATCAGTAGATGCAATAAAAGCGATATGTTCTGAATTAGGATTGGGTTATGCTCAAAATGAATTCACACCAGCGGATGTCATGACTTGGATAAATTATAATACGAGTCCACTAAACTTCCTAAGAGAAATAACTAATTATGTGTATCAAGACGATGAGTCATTTTTTACAGGGTTTATTAGTAAAGAACTGATCTTTAACTTAATTAACGTAAATGAACAATTGATAAAGAACGATGTAGATGACACTTTTTCAAGTAACGCTAATCCGCTTTCGTTAGGCGTGACTCAAACTCAAAAAAATGATCCGGCGAATGCTGCATTTGCAGAAGAAGTAGTTGTCAATTTTTTGACTAATTTAAGGAAAAACATCAATAAGCCAAA